TGGCCTAGATGGTAAAGTTAAATACATTTCTCATAAAAGCAAAAGTGCTTTAGAGGGATTGGCAAGACAAAAAGTACAAGAACTAGGTATTGTTAAAACTTCATCTAGCCAAATATTCTTGCAAGAAGCTTGGCAACAATTGCACCAAAACCTTACTAAAAGAAAGCTAGATTATCTAAATGGTAGAAAAGTTAAGAAAATATCTGATAGTACCATTAAAGATTACACTAGCTTTTACATTAACCATATTAATAAACAAATGGGTAATGTAGATCTTCGTTTATTAGATAGCAAAAAACTCAATGAATTTGTCAGCTATTTAATTAACAATGATAAAGTTGATAATGGTACTAAGCGTAAAATATACAATGTTTTAAGTCTTATTATCCAACACCAAGTAAATCCACCACAAGAAAGACTTAGCAAAAATATCTGTAAGGATAAGGATTTTATGGTTGATGTTCAGGTAACTAAACCAGAAAAAACTCCTATGATTGACTTTAACAAATGGTCAGTAGATTTCGTTAATAAATTAATTAACGATATTGAAAGACCTATGGTTAAGTTAATATGCAAAATCCTTTTGGAAACTGCTGCTAGACCTAGTGAGATTAGAGCCTTAGATAGAGGTAGTTTATTATTTCAAGAAAATATACCTATGATATTAATAAACAAAGCTGTCAAAAGAGGTAAGGTAATTGGTAATACTAAAACAGAAAATGGTGTAAGAGCATTAACAATTTCTACTAAATTAAAAGATGAAATAGTAGAATATGTAAATTCTTTACCTATTGACCAAGACCAACTGTTTCTTAATAGCAAAGGCAAATATATATGCGTAGAACAGATTATAAGCCACATAGACAGCACTTGTGCCAAGAATAGGGTACAACTACCCATAGCTAGAAAGTCGTACTTCTTTAGGCATTATATGGCTACTTACTGGGCATATACTAAAAAGCATAAGGAAAATGCTATAGAACTTGCAAGGGATTTAGGGGATCAAGATATTAACTTTGTTAATGAAACCTACATCAAAAGATACAAAGGTTCTGGCAACACACCAGAAAATTTAGAATATCAAAATTATCATTTTAGTCTTGGTGCTAAAGATTATAACCATCCTAATAAACATAATAGTTATAATTCAGATTAATTATTTATACCAATATCTGTCGTAGTTCTCTTTATTAAAGGGAACTACCTCCCATGTATCTTTTCTTTTTAAACTTCTCTTAGCGTAATCAGTAGCTTCTTTCTCAGTTTTAAATATTTCATTGGTATAGGAAGTAAGCTTATCTTTAGTTTTAAAAATTACAAAGTACATATTAAAAAGGGGTAATGCTTATTAGGCACTACCCCTTACACACAACAAATAAAAGATAAGGATTAAGTATAAAAAAATCCCTATCAGTTTCACATTAATTATAATCGCTTTTTAAATTAACTTCATTGCTATCATTAGAGGGAGCTATTGATTTGAAGTTATTACTAGGTGGATTATGTTGACCTAATAATTCTGTTGCATCACTTGTAAAGTATTCAAGTGGTTCTTTAAAAAAATTACTAATTTGTAAAAGTCTTATTATAGACAAACCATTAGTACCTTTTTCGTATTTTTGTATTTGTTGAAACGTTACACCTATTGCTTTTGATAACTCAGTTTGTGTGCATGGTTTTTGTTTTTTTATTGTATGGCCAGATGTAATAAATGGAACTTCTGGTACTGTAATATAAATAACTCTATTAAATCTAGCTTCTTTAATTTTTTTACCAATTGCTTTATTTATTTTAATATCTTGTTCAGTTCTTGTGTTTGATTTATATGGTCTTACTGTCATTCTTTCTCTCCTTAATTTTTGCAGACTCCTAGCCTATAGTTTTTTACAACTTTAAAGTTTATTGGTTAGCCATGAATGAATTTTGCATCTTCATTCTCTACACCAACTATTTGCCTATAAGTTTTGTCATACTTCTTTTTTGCATTTAGAGTATGAACACATTGACGACCTTTATTTTTTATTGGTCGCATAATCTCATCATGCAGTTTTTGAAGTTTGGCATATCTTCTTATTAAGCTATTACTTAAAGCCATCCTTTACAGACTCCTTGTCATTGTTTAGTTTAATCCTAGTTTTTTCTAGCTTAATATCTTGAATTAATATTTTGCTATTATCACTAGGGGTATTTGATTTTGCAGCTACTTCTGCATTGTCAAATTCTTCTTCAACTTTAAAAGTTGCTTCATAAAAACTTTCTTTAGTTACTTTCATTTTCTAAAGTCCATTGTTGAATAATTTTTATTAACTTTTAGGTAAGGAATTTTTTCTAATTGCTTTTGATTTAATTCTATATTTCTATGTGCTTGATTGTTCTTATCTATTAATTTTAATTTATAAAGTTCTGCAATAATTGCACCAGCTCTTGCAGCAGAAAACTTAAACTTGCTACCTATTTCTTTATAGGTTGGTGAGTAGTCATAGTGATCTATAAAAGTTTTTATATAATTTAATACATCTAATTTAACTCTGCTTAGAAATATGTGGCCATTTGTTTGACCATTACCATTACCATTTTTCATTTTTTTTCTTTGTCCTTAAATAAATTCGTTACATTTGCTGGTGTATCTTGAAGATCTGCTCCATCTGCTTTAAAAGTTTTTAAATAATTTTCTAATTTGCCCAAGTACCATTTGGTTTTTTTTACATCCATAATAGCTTTGTCTAATGTTTGACCTCCCTTTGCACCAAACCTACATAAATGTTTTAAAGCTGCCCCTCTCAAATACCCAATATTTTCTTCTGGAGTCATTTGACTCATTATGGCATCAGCAGTCTGTATTGGTTTTTTGTAATGAGAGGGGTTATCGCTTTCCATTTTATTTCTTTATTGGATCTTGTAGTTTAATATTAATGTCTGGTTGACCATCTTTGGTTTTCTCAACATTTAACCAAGCCGAAGCTTTTTTATAAACGCCATTGATAGTTATGTTTCCTGTATAGTGAGGATATGCTTTACCAGGTTCATCTTTTTCTGTTGGTGTCCTTTTCCATAATGCACCTGAATTATCATAATTATTATCTGCCATTTGTTCCTTTGTTTTGTATTTGTGTTTTTAATTTGTTGTATGCTGTATCAACTCTTAGCTGTTCAAGTGGATCTTTTGCTATTTCTATTAAATCAGATTTAAATTCTTCTCTAATAGGAGTTAAATTTTTTTCAAAATAAAGTTGTGATTTTGAATGCTGTGCAGTAGTTACCATTTGTGCAATCCAATCATTGGCAGCTTGTCTTAAAGATTTTGTGCCATTAGCTTTAGGTTGTGCAGTAGGTTTAGGTTTATTTAAAAACTGAGCCATTTCTTCTGCTGTTGCTAGTTCATCACCAAAAAACCCAAGAAATGATAAAGCTCTACCACAGCTAACTGTAGATTGTTTTTCAAATTCTTTATCTTTACTTTGTGTTTGCTTTGATAGACCAGTTGAAACTAACTTATCGTCTAAATATATTTCTGTTTTAAATTTATGTATATTGTCTGGCAGATCGTAACTGTCAGTAATAATTCTTATTCTTTCACCAAAATATTCTCTAACAAATTTAAGCCTATAAGGTACTGTTAAGTATTTACCCTTACCACCTAAGTTTGCATAATCGCTATCTTCAATATTATCTCTAAATTGTTTTATAGCATCTGTTAAAGATTTAATTTTCATAAATCACCATCTCCTCTCATTTTCTTTAATGGGTTATTTATTTTTTCCATAAGTTCCTCTATTTTTTTATCTTTCTGTGATATTTGCTGTTGTAATTCTCCATTTAATTTTTGATGTTGTTTATTAATAGTTTCTAAATCTCTAACTCTTTCTCTTAGTGGTTTAACAATTCCTGTAGCTGTAGTTTTATTCATAATAACTTCTGAACCTTTTAATTATGTCTGGATCTATACCTTTCCACCAAAACCCATCTTTTCTTATTTCACTTAAATCTGGTTTGCATAGCATCGCTAAAACTTTTGCATCACCATTAGCCAACTCTAATTTTGTTTCCCAACATTTTTGGTAAAGAACTAATTCCTCATAATAATATTGTAAGCTTTCAGTTCTAAGTTCTACACAGTTCTCAGGTGTAAAAATAACTCTATCGTCATTACTAGCATAAGTTAAAAAAGGTTTATGTTTTGGTAATAGTTTTGAGTACAGAGCTATTTGTAAGCAATCTGAATGGTATGGAACTCTTGGACATTTTTTTTTGCTATAACTAAAACCTTTTTTTGTTTTAGTTAATGTGCCAAATACATTTTTAATATCACCAAAATTCGTACTGCCAACTAAATCTACATAAGATAAAAAATAAGTCTTAATACCATCTGCCCAATGTGTATATTCTAATTCAGCTTTCCAATCTTGTTTAGGTATCTCATTAATATTATCTAAATGGTTTTGTACTAATGGTTCTAAATTTTCAATAATGTAATTAAATTTAATTTTATCTTTTTCATCTATTGGATCATAATTAGTAATCTTATCTTGAATTAATTTAACAGCTTCTCTAAAAGTTTTATTTTTACATTTAATAGATTGAATGATTTCATGTGCAATAGTACCACCAGTAAATGAACAATTACTAGGTAATTTAGCCTTTTCTTTAGGTGTTAATACTATGTAGTTTCTAAATCTAATGTCGTCAGGGATAGTGTTCTGGCTTTTTGAAGTATGAGCCAAGTTAAATTTCTTGTAGCAATCTCCTAATATTTTAGGGTGATTCGTCATATAAGATTCTTATAACTATATTATAATTTAAATCAACTGAGTATTTAAAAACAAAAAACTGCGGTTATAAAATATATAGGGGGTAATGTTATGGGTAATTAATTAAAGGGGGAAACCCCTATATTTAAAATAAGTTGAAAGATATTTTCTCATAACCTATAACAATAAGCTTTATGATTCTGAAAGAAATTCGCTACAGAAATTACAAAGCTAAAGTAGTTAAATTAACTAGGAAACAAGCCGAAAAAGGCAATATGTATGGTTGCTACTACCCAGATACACAGACCATAGCCATACAAGAAAAGCTACCAAAATTTACCTTGCTAGACACTATGTTGCATGAAATTGGCCATTTTATTGCACATAAATCAAAGATTCGTTTGGCAAATTTAGGTGAGGAGGGAATCACTTCATTTATAGGTTCAGAGTTTGCAAAAATTTTTACACAAAACCCACAACTAATAAGTTTTATAAAAAAATGTACTAAACCTTGAAAGCAATATTATTTTTATTTGTAGCTGTAACAACAGCAGATTATGGTTGGGTAAAAATTCCAATTAATAATTTTACAAATTGCGATGAAGCTTTTGAAAGTGTTGCAACTTGGATTGAGAACCCAAAGTACAAACCAGGTAACGATCAAGTTTGGGGTTTTTATATTTATAAGAACAGACCAATAGCAGCTCACTATTGCCAAGACCTTAAAGGAAATTATTTATTGTGAAAAAATTAAGAATATTAAGTTTAGGTGCTGGAGTACAATCATCAGCTCTAGCCATGCTTATAGAACAAGGTAAAGTTCCGATGGTTGATGCAGCTATCTTTGCAGATGTTGGTGCAGAACCAGATAATGTTATTGAGTGGTTACAATGGTTAAAAGCAAAAGTTTCATATCCTGTCTATGTTGTACAATGGAGGAATCTTAAAGAAGATCTAATTAATGCTACGCAAGGTAAAGAGAAAAGAGTGCCTATACTTTTTTTTTCATTAAGTGAAGATGGTAAAAAAGGAATGAATCGTAGGCAATGTACTGCCGATTATAAAATAAAACCAGTTACTCAAAAAATTAGACAATTATTAGGTTTGCAACCAGGTGAAAAAGCTAAAAAAGATACAGTTGTGGAATTACTAATGGGTATTTCATTAGATGAAGTACAAAGGATGAAAGTAAATCAGATTAAGTACATACAAAACCAATATCCTTTAATTGATATGCGATGGAATAGACAAAAATGTATTAATTGGTTTAATGAAAACTATCAATTAACACCACCAAGATCAGCTTGTACTTTCTGTCCATTTCATAACAAACATGAATGGTTAAGGGTAAAACAAAACAAAAAAGAATGGGATGATGTAGTTAAATTAGAAAAGGCTTTCCATGAAAACAAAGAATTAATTAGCAAAGTTTCTGGTGTAAAAGATAAAATATTTTTTACTAGAGAGTGTATTCCTATTGACCAAGTAAATTTTGACGAAAAAACAGATCAATTAGATTTATTCAATAATGAATGTGAGGGGATGTGTGGTGTATGATTGAAATAAAATTAGATTTATATGATTTGTTTGCAGCTTCACAAACTGGTTTAACCAGAGTATTTGAATCGTTAAGACTTAAACAAGATTGGGGTCATAACTATAAAGGTAGTGTTAATGACCAAATAGCAAAATCAATTAGTGGTGCTTGTGCAGAACTAGCAGTTTGCAGATATTTAAATACAGCTTTTAACTTCCATGTAAATCATGGTGCTAATCCAGATGTAATGTTTGGTGATGTAAGATGCCAAGTCAGATCGCAACTACCTAAAAAACATAACAGCTTAATTATTAGACCTAAAGGTAGCAAAGCTGGTGAAATGTATATTTTAGTAATTGATAAAAGTCCTACATTTGAAATTAAAGGATTTGTTAATAGCAGCTATGTTTTAAACACTACAAAATATTTAACAGACTTTGGCATTTCTGACAGACCAGAAGTTCATTCAGTACCAATAGATAAACTTACACCAATTAATTTTTTGAAAGATGGAGCATGGAATTAGATATGTATGGTGATCCTGTAAAAGATTGTTGCGTTAAAGATTGCAAAGCAAGTGCAGTTATTATTGAAAAAGGAAAATCGTACTGCCCAGATCATTATGCAGAAAAAGTTTTAAAAATGTCATTAACAGCAGTTGGTAGATTTATTGCAGAAAAAGAAAACACAAATGAATTTGCCTAATAAAAAATACAATATTATTTATGCAGATCCAGCTTGGACTTTCAAAACATGGTCAAGCAAGGGTGATGTTAAATCACCTAAATATGATTTAATGACAATTAACGATATAAAAAATATGCCTGTAGATGATATTGCAGATGATAATTGCATATTATTTATTTGGGTAACTTATCCTTTATTAAGAGAGGGTTTAGATACAATTAAAGCTTGGAATTTTAAGTACAAAACTTGTGCATTTAGTTGGGTTAAAAAAAACAAAAAATCTGACAGTTTATTTTGGGGTTTAGGTTACTGGACAAGAGCCAATAATGAGATTTGCTTACTTGCCACAAAAGGTAAGCCAAAAAGAATATCATCTGGAGTCCACCAGGTAGTAATTGATAAAATCAGGGAACACAGCAGAAAACCAGATTGCGTAAGAGATCGTATTGTAGAGCTTTGTGGTGATTTACCTAGAATTGAACTCTTTGCCAGACAGAAAGTTGATGGATGGGATTGTTGGGGTAATGAAGTATGAAATATTTTGAGAAATTTGACAAAGACCTAATTAACAACCAGAACTTAAATAGCCATGAGAAGTTAATCTATGTCATTTGCAAATCCTTTGAGTTTGCACCAAATGGATGCCGAATATCGCACAAATATTTAATGCGTAGAACTGGTATTAAAACTATTGCTACACTTACTAAATGCCTTGACCGACTACAGCTCTTTGGAATGTTGGCTAGAAAACAAATTAACAATGGCACTAACCATTATGTTTTTGAGAAGAATCTGATGCAAGATTATATACAACACAACTTAAATAAACGAAGAAAAATCACATTAGCTAAAAAGAAACAACAAAAGGATTATGCAATTAATGATCCTAAAGTTGTCCACATAGTTACTAACAAGAAATAATTGGATGTATCAAAAACTTAATTTGGGAGTATCAAAAACCATACTTAATATAGAACTATATATATATATCTATAGGGTTCTAAATGACTAAGTTTGTAGATCCTAAG